CCCGCAGCGAGTTCATATACATCTGCACCATTTGGAGCAACGCCAGAAATAAGAGTTGCAGTAGAACCTGAAAATCCACCTGTAATAACTTCAGAAGTCGGGACCAAATTTTGTAGATACCCGTTACCGATAGACGCAGATTGAAATTGGTTACCCCATATATCGCCGACCACTTGTAAGTTATAATGCTCTGGTTCCGCCATCCCAATGCCGACGTTACCAACTCTATCAACAACCATTCTTACCAATGCCGTTGTGTCACCCGTCATAAACACAATGTCTCTGGGATTTGCCGCAGTTTTTCGGGCTTCAATAACCATATTCCCACGCTCTAAATATGGGTAAGCCGCCCCCGCCACTTCCGTTGAATAAATAGTTTGTCCACCAGGGCTTACATTTCTGAGTGAGCCGAAGTCTAGGTAAGAACCTACCAGTATTACAGCCTTGTTCGACGTGTCGAACGTAACAAAGTCAGTGCCGTCTTGTTGAGCAATGTTCAACGCAGTTGTAGAATCGGCGGATGGGCGGATGTCGCCCCCGGCTACCATCGTCATCGTAGTGATAGACGTGACGCCCTCGTTCTCGAACGTCCCTCTAGCCGTCAGGTTGTTGAACGTCTTGTTCTCAAGCTGCTGCCCCATGGCACATACAGCCAGCAGCAGGATGGAAATGAACTCAATAAAACGCCTCATCATGGATCTCCTTATATTGCGTAATGGATCAGCAACTGCGCCCCTACGTGGCCACCCGAGGCTGCTGAGATGAAAACATATAGCCATGAGCCCGCCGCAATGGCAAGGCTGCCGGTTTGGCTGACCTGCGCCTCCTCCCCTGGCAGCGTTGCCGTAAAGCCAAGGGAACCGCTGGGCTGGCCGAAGTCGTTATCAGACACATTGAACACCGTAGATAGGCCGCTGCCAGCCCCACTGGCAAACGAAGAGCCATCGATCCCTGTCACCTGCACTCTATTGATTGTGGCAGCTACTGGAAAGTAGAGCGCCTTCTGCATCCTGAGCTGGTTGGTCCAGTCCGTGACCTCAAGGTCCCCGCTGAACACAAGGGCAGCTGGCGGGCCTTGGCTGGTGGTCAGGATCGTATCGATCAGCATCATGGCCCGAGTATAGATGGCGTCGAACCGCAGGTCCCCGGCATTCGCCTTGGGTAGGGCGAAGTTCGAGGTGAAGTCCGACGTGATCTGGTAGTCCTCATCGGTCAGTGTGTCGGGGTAGTTGGCTGTCAGGGTAAGCTGGGTGTCCGAGTCCACGGATCCAACAGTCCAGAACGCATCATCATCCGAGAACAGGATCTCATCCCCCACGTTGATGTTGGCGAGCCACAGGGCCCCAAGGCCAGTGACGGTATTGGTCCCCCCCGTGATGCTGACTGAGCCAGTTGTATATTGTGCCATTTTAGTCTTCCTTACCTAACCTGATTAGGAACTACCTCTTTTGTTGCCCATCCCGAGTAACTTAAAGGATTGTTTCCATCGTTCCAATGCAGAAGCAGATAGTCTATATCTTCGAAGGAATCTATAGATGCAATGGTATAGTCTACTTGACTCATTACATCCGCTACGTTCTCTCCAACCCAAGCATCAAGAATAACCTCGGTATAGTTGGTAGCACTTCCTTGCCAAATAGATATGTTTGCAGGTCCAAGGTCAATAGTGCGTTTGAGGTCAAAACCTACCAAGTCTGGTATGGTTGCTGGCAAATCCCATGAAATAACCAGCTTCTGGAATTTCCATCCTGACTGATATATGGCGTAAAAACTCGCCTTAACGTTACTAGGTGGGCTTGGCCTCGGGTTATTCACTTCAATATGTGCCGGGTGGGCTACATCAGACCACTGGTTATACTTATCCACAACCCACACATAGATGTGGAATGACCTCTGGGGTGTGCCCATGTCCTGCTTGTTCATCGCGTAGGTATATGCAAAGACGTTATCCTTTATGTCGAACTCCCGGCCCTTGTTCACTGTCCAGTTCCATATCTTGACGTGATAGTGGCTGATGTAAGAATCAAGAGTTCCTGACCCAGCGCCTTGCGTCTCCTGTCCAACGGGCTGTTTAGCCGTAACGGAGACAGCATGCTTCCATGTAAAAGTAGCGTCCTTACCCGTAAATACAAAGTCATTTCCCTGATCGACCAATTCTAATCCTCTGATGTTCTTGAGTATAGGAGGCTGTGCAACAATGCTGGTTTCAGAAGCCTGATCGTCCGGTAGTCTTACGCCCCACTTGCTGACAGGTATTACCTTGAACCAATAACGCCTACCAGGAACGAGATTGTAGAGTTTGATGTCCTGCTCTGTAAACGTACCGATCATCTCATAACCACCTACAGTACTCGTACTATTACTGTAAGAGAACATTTGATGAACTTCTACATGATCGATAAACCCATAGTCTGCATCTGCATCAGCAATGTCAAAACTTAGAGATATGAGTGCATCATAGAATTGCTGTGTCGTAGCAGTTAGGTTCTCTACTGGCTGAGGAAGCCTTCTTGGGTCTGGCAAATTAGTGTACTGGTCAGGAAACTTCACACCATAAACATCCGAGAAAACGTCCTCGTCATACTCAACAGCTTTGATCGCTACTTCGTGTTCACTGGTTCTGGTCATCTCCATAATACGGAATGGCTTGGTAACTGTAGTGCTGATACCTATCACATACACATCATAGTTAGACGGATTAGATGCCCATGTGCCTGAGATAGATATAGGATCTCCAGCAGCATAGTCACCAGCTGGACTGGTAACTGTCTTGGTCTCGATAGTGTCATCTGAATGGCGCACTTTAACTACACGCGATTCCCCAGATGACAGAGCATCAAGCGTAATGGCTTCGGATAACACTATGGTAGATGCACCACTGCCTGTCCCCACGCGCCCACCAGTATCCCCCCACTGTGGGACATCGTGGCTAAAGTTAATCACATCTCCAGCTTGGCATACAATAGCATCAATAAACGCCTTGAAATCTATGGATCTTGTAATGAGTTTATCATGGTTTAGGAAGTAGCGACCCATTCGCGCAGCTTGCGTCTGTCTTGTGATACCAGGAATGAATACGTTACGCCTATGAATAGGATCTCCTGCAATGATAGAGACCTCATCTTCGACCTGGATTACATCTCTTATGTAGTCATCGTCCCTATTCAAGAATTCCACTTCAATCAGGTTATCTATGCTTTGGATAGAAGTAAATGCTTCTGAAAAAGAATCTGCTACTATGTTTCCCATTGTAAACAGTTGAACAGGAACAGACGGCATATCTACTACTAGCTTCACCCTTCCCATTGACCAAAATGGCACACAGCGAAAGGTGCCACACAGGAGGCTCAGGAGATCAATGGCTTTTGATTCACCATCGAGAACCATGTCCAACTCAAAACGCTTTTCAGTACCACCTGAAGCCTCTTCAAGCGCGACGAGTTCATCACAATAGACAGAAGCTTCTCTGAAACTTACGAGATCTGCTTTATCGACATCAATCAAATCCCCAAGTCCGTATCTCTTATTGGTCATCAGATCCAATGTGCACCAAGCAGGATTGTTAGAATACTCATGAACTGGAGTATCATCAACCGGATAGGTATCGATTTCCAACCCTTCAACTTCCGTCATTACACTATCCAGAGATCCTGAGATCTCATCAGTGGCCAACAAACGAATACCAATCAATGCCGTATTAGGGTAGGAAAGGCTGTATGACTTTATTTCATCCAAGCTCTCTAAGTATATCTCTGTAATGCGCGTGCTACTAGAATTTGCAGATGCTTTGTATATGGTAATGTCGTATTGATTCGCCGGAAGTAGCGAACCCATGAAAACAGAATCACTAATTCTGATGCTCTGCCATAATCCACTTCTTGATTTCTTACCGACTAAGGCTACCCCATTCCATCCAGACCAGCTTCCAGGGACATCTGGGTCAGAGTGGATCCTGTAACGCCAATAGACAATGGGTGGGTCATTCTCTACAGTGAGCTCTCCAGTATCCGAATCCATCGTTCCTACTTGGGGGTAATACAACCGTAGACCTATATCATTGACATCAGAATTCCGGGTAGTGAATGTATGGCGAACATTCCTTAGCAGGTGTATGTTATGATCCTGGACATCATGTAAATCTGGAAAGATAGGTATAGGATCCTGAACGTCTGATCCTAAACGAACATAAACCTTGGCATCTCTATAATTGTTAATCGGATTCCCATTAACCTTGATCTTGTCCCCTATGACATCTATATCGGCATCATCTGTATCCGCCGTAATACCACCGACACTGTAGACTTTGCCTTCGCCCAGCGCAATCAGAACATTAAGATAGTTCTTATACTTGACACTCTCCACATAGGTGTTAATGAAGTTGCCACCAATAACGTTCTTCCCGTAAACGATCCCCAAAGGAATACCAGCATTCGCAGTGTTCTGCGTTCCCCCCCAGCCATAGGTGGGAGAGTCTTTCATAGTGCCATCACGCCCGTGGGTTGGTATTGAAGGGGCCATCATAGCACTAATAGCCATGGATAGTCCGATAGACAATGCCAGCATACCACCATAGACAACTGCGTAGGCTGCCCAAGCATACCAACCAGCTGCTATCAAAGCGCCAACAATCGCTTCCGCTTCTATCACTTTGACTACCGTAATCTCCTCACCATCTTCTGGTATGGCATTAGTTAAATCGGTGTGCTCGAATCTTCCACAACGACTACTGATGAACCGCCATTCTTCATTCTGGTAACGCTTGTCCATGTATTCAGAAGCGGGACTCCCAATCCTATATGGCTTCTTCTGGTAATCCCGAGTATCACGTTTCAACAGGTCTGGAATTATTACTATAGAGATCATGATTCTACCAGCCTATAGCACCCTACGATTTTACTCCGCCACAAGCGCTCATTTAAACTAGAAATCGCAACACCGGCGTTGGTGCAGTGAATGAATTTACCAAATCCGATACACATACCAATATGATCTCCGAACTCACTCCTGAGCTTAAGCACCACTACATCACCCTCAGTTACTTCAGCAAGAGAGATCTCTCGTGACAGGCTACTGTAAGCGTTTACCACCTCCATTGGATTGCCTGGATCGGCCTCAAAGTCGGGAACGTCATATCCTAGTGCGCGACCTAGGACGATGAACATTCCAAAGCAGTCGATACCGCCCGGCCCACGACCACATCTCTCATAACGCCAGCCAATCATGGATGCAACATGTTTACGAAACTCTATGATGTTACGCACGGAAATGCCTCTTACCTGGTATATTTGGAAACCCACCAAAGCGTGCTGTATTGTTACGCTGTCCACATGCTTGTAGGGTTTTCTCGCAAGGCGCACCCAATAACTGTGGCCTGTAAAGGTAGACATGTCTGAAAGCTATAGTAACTTCAGACGATGATCCAATCGTCCACCCTACCATATCCGTTGTTATAAGGATATGCGGCGGACCTTGTGTGAAGTCTGCAAATGGTATAGTAAACGTTGTCCATGATGATGTTAATGAGGGGATTAAATTAGTATTGGGATACGACCAGTAGATATCAGGTAGCCCGGTATAGTCGTACAGGATATACAAACCCGTGCTAAGGTCTAGTAACTTAGAGGCATCACTACATTTCAAGTCAATCTTCAGGTAGTCAGTTGTTGGATCAATATAATCCTGACTCCTAACAGTGTGTAGGTATACATAGGCACCAGGAGATGTATCGGTGGAAATAGCCCCTACACTACCACCATCCCAAATAAGCTGCTTGGCCTCTTCAAAACCACTGGGAGCGGAGAAGGTCCCATCACCATTATTTATGTAGCACCCACGTCCCTCATAGATGTTTGGACAATGATTACGAAGGTATCGTCTTCCAGGCAGGTTTACCTTCATCGCATCGAGCTTAGGCATCAAGTGGAACGTAGCCGAAGTCGCATTAGAATTAACACTATCGACATAATACACATCTTCAATGTAGTCATCCTGGTTAGCCAATAGACTGGCGAAGACCTGCCACACCGTGACCTTCATCCCACGTAATCCATCGTATAGCTCTATTAAAGCCTGTATCTCACGGGATACATTAGCTATACTGATAGTCATACCCTCTACCTGATTAACAATGTTCTCGCCAATCCCACCATGCTTCATTGGGAAAGCTAGATAGGTCTGTGCTGACATGGAACCGTCATCGTTTACTTTGAAGAACTCCACGTCACCATCATATTCAGCTAAGTAAATATCATTAGCTGTATCAGTGTCTATAGCTATACGGTATAACCAGATCGGATCATTTGTAGGCTGGTTCTTGAGGGCAATGAGAGTGTTGCTTAGTGTCCTCACGCATCTACCACCTTAACCTCAAACTCACACCTGAACACTCCCCTGGCGTAGTTAGTCCTGAACGACCCAGGCTCCAAACGGACGGTATAGGATGTCTCGTCGAATGGACTGGTAAGTGTAAACGTAGTGTGTGGCCCATAGTTGTCCACTACGAAGGCCCTATAGCTGGACATGCCAGCATAGGTAAGCGCCGGGCTGGAAATCCTGAACCCTATGACGGGCTTCCCAGTAATAAGCCTACGCTGCTCGGCCCGGCTCTCAGAGTCGGAGATGAGCACAGGCCAATCATACATCTCCTCGATAGATTCCCTGGCAAGGGCAAAGTCAGCCATTCTGGATAGCCCTCCTTGTAGGCCCATTAGAGCGGGTGGCATCAAAGTTCATGGTATTGACGATCACGTTCTTGCCAGACTTGGACTGCATGGCACGGGCAACGGACTCTGGCGTCATGAGGTTATATATAACAAGCTGCTTACCCTCACTATCCCTATCCCTGTCGGCGTATGGCTTAGGGACAACCTTTTCACCTTTGTGGAGCTGATACACTCCAGTGTAGGGCACGAAGTCCGTGCCAGTCTCCAGCCCAGCTCCAGCCCCAGCCCCAGCCCCAGTCACTCCAGCAGCAGTGACGGCAGTCAGGCCGATTGACCCGTACAGTGCAGAAGCCTAAGCCGCGGCTCCAATCCATGCAGCTCTCCCTTGGGTAGCAATCGATGTCAGTATGGCTGGAGTGGTCATGGCTGCTGTAATTGCAGCTCCCTGTGCCACAACATCCTTAGTGACCATCATAGATAGAAGCCTGCCTACAGTAGCCTGCCATATCAGCTTTGCAACAGTCTTGAGGATGGCATCAATGACGGCATTAGCTAGATTCATCATCGCCTCCTTGGCCGTCATGGTGCCACGAACTATACCAGAGAAGGCGTTCTCGAAGGCAGTTCCTACACTGTTGTAGGCCCCAACCAAGGATGTCTTGATGGTCTCACCGACATTGCGGGCCTCCTCGCCAATAGCCCTAAGCCCAGCCTGGAACCCGCCTGCAAACGTATCTGAGTCAACTGATGCAAGAGTCTCCTGTAGATTCCTGATCTCATCACTGGTCTGCCTGACAACTAGTGCGTCATCTGAGCGGGCATCACGCAACTGGCGCAGATCCTCTATCTGCTTTTCAATACTACGGGTGGTATCGATGCCGAGATTCCTTGCAGCCTCACCAGTCCTGTTGAGGGTTATGTTCAGCTCCTCAAGCTGCCTCTTGAGCGACTCCACGTCCCTGGCCTTGCCAAGCTTCTCGGCCAAGGGGATGAGCTCCATGGTCAGCTCGATCTGCTTCTTGATGCTGTCCTCAGTTATGACCCCAGCCTCACTCATCCTGTCGCCGTAGGTCTTGACCTCACCGGTCAGCTTCTTGATCTCATCAGCCAGGGCCTTTGCAACAGCGGCTTTGTTGAATGCTGTGTTCGCCACAGGGCCGAGACCGGCAGACAGCATGAACTGGAGCTTCTTCAGTGCACTTATCGTGGACCTGATCTTACTCTCAGACTCACCGACCAGCTTCTCGAACACATTCTTCCCGGCCTCTTTGATGTTGTGGAGCTCATCCTCAGCCCTCTTGAGCTCATCGGTCAGGCGCCTAATATCATGCGTATACTCCACTGT